GTCAACACGACCGCGGCCGACCGTAGCGGGGGTGGTGGCGGCGCGGGCGGCGGCGGCGGTGTCGTCGTGTTGCTAGCGTCCGACGTGGCGACGTCCGTTACCGTCACAATCGCCGCGGGCGGCACGTCGGGCGCGGGTGGCACGACCGCGGGCAACGGCGGCGGTGGTGGTACTACGTCGTTCGATGCGCTATCTGTCGCGGGTGGCGGTGGTGGTGTCGCGGGTAGCAACGCAAACGCGGCGGGCGGCACGGCCGTAGCGGCGTTTGGCGTCGCGTACGGCGCGGGCGGCGCGTCCAACGTCGCGTCGGTGTCTACGGGCGGCGTTCGCGGTTGGTTTTCGGGCGCGGGTGGTGGCGGCGGCGGGCCGTTCGACCTTGCAGGGCTAACAGGGTTGGCGGGTAGCGCGGGCGGTAGCGTCAATTCGCAAACCACGACGCGCGGTGGTGGCGCCGCGGGCGGCGGCGCGGGCGTCGCGGGCACGGCGGGTAGCGTGTCGGGGCTTTGGCGTGGCATCGGCACGGGCGGCGGCGGTGGCGGTGGCAACAATGCCGCGGTGGCGGGCAACGGCGGCGCGGGTGGCCGCGGTAGCGGTGGCGGTGGTGGCGGCGCTTGCTTCAACGCGCGCGCGGGCGACGGTGGCGCGGGTGGCGCGGGCTATGTTTTGGTGGTGGAACAATGAACGACCGACACGCTATCGTCGTTGCAAGCGTTGTAGAGAACGTCATACTTTGGGACGGCGTCGCCGAATGGACACCACCCGACGGCGCTACCGTGGTTGCGTTGTCTGTCGACGAATCGTGCGACATTGGTTGGACATACGACCCGAAGGGAACCCCGCGGTTTACCGCGCCTACGCTATGACACGCGCGCGAAAACTCACCCCCGCAGAAACGCCAACGACCGATGCCGCTATAGACGCCGTCGGGCATCGCGCGGGGTTGGTGATTGTTCGCCGCGCGCTACGCGAAGGTTGGAAAATCCCGCCGCACGTGTTGGCGACGTTGCCCGACCTAGTTACCGAAATGGCAACCAATGCCGCTAGCGAACGCGACAGGTTGCGCGCCGTGGAAACCCTGTTGGCTATGCAACGCGCCAACCTTGACGCGTTGGTAGCGGCCGACCGTTGCGAACGGCTAGACGGTGGCGGCGCTACGGAGCGCGTGGAATTGGCGCCTATCACGCTTCGCGCGGGTGGCGCGGGTTCGTGATTGTTAGCCCGCCTACGTTGCCCGCTATGTACCCGCGGCAATTCGCCGCGATATGCGACCCCGCGCGTATCGTGATAATTGAGGCTAGCACGAAATCGGGGAAAACCGCGGGTTGTCTGTTGTGGTTGTTCGCGGCCGCGTGGAACGGGCGCGGCGGGAATTATTGGTGGATTGCGCCCACGTTCCACGTTACGAAAACCGTTGGGTATATGCGGTTGCAGACGATGCTACGACAGGCCGACCCCGCGAAACGCACGTGGGACGACAACGACTCCGAATTGTGCGTGCGACTCGCGAACGGTTCGCGCGTATGGTTCAAATCCGCAGACAACCCCGATAGCCTCTTCGGCGACGACGTAAGCGCGGCCGTCATAGATGAGGCGACGCGGTGCCCCGAAGCCGCGTTCAACGCGGTGCGTTCGACACTCACCGCGACGCGCGGGCCGCTACGAATCATCGGCAACGTCAAGGGCCGCAAGAATTGGGTATACCGATTGGCGCGAATGGCGGAAGGCGGCGCGCCGAATATGGCCTACCACCGCCTTACCGCGTGGGATGCCGTGGACGGCGGCGTGTTGGACGCGCGCGAAATTGAAGAGGCGCGCGCAATTCTTCCCGACAATGTCTTTCGCGAGTTATACCTAGCCGAACCAACCGACGACGGTAGCAACCCTTTCGGCGGCGACGCAATCCGCGCGTGTGTCGCGCCGCTATCGACGGCCGCGCCTGTCGCGTTCGGCGTTGACCTAGCGAAATCGCACGATTGGACGGTCTGTTGTGGCGTCGATTCGTCGGGCGCCGTGTGCGTGTTGGAGCGTTGGCAATCCGATTGGGGCGCGACACGCGAACGCGTCGCGCGCATCGTTGGGAGTACGACGGCGTATATCGACTCAACAGGGGTAGGCGACCCAATCACGGAAGACATATGCCGCGCGTGCCGCAACGCGGAAGGGTTCAAATTCACGAACGCAAGCAAGCAACAGATAATGGAGGGGCTATCCGCCGCGATTCAATCTCGCGAGGTTCGCTACCCCGACGGTTGGTTGCGCGCCGAATTGGATTCCTTCGGTTTCCGATATAACGCGGGTAGGGTTACGTATGAGGCCCAATCGGGGCACGACGACGGCGTGTGCGCGCTTGCGCTTGCGCTCGCCGCACGGCGGCGACATAAGCCGTTTCTATTCAAGGTAATTTGACCTATGAACTTACTACGCGCCATCGTGAAAGCCGCCGACCCACGCGCGTGGATTAGCGCATCCACCCGAAGTTTTGAAATGCGAACGGGCGAAGGGCGCGCGGCGCCGTTCGACCACAAAGCCGCGGTGGCCTACTACAATTCGTGGATTTACGCGGCGGCGTCAATCAACGCAAACGCGGTTGCGTCTACTCCACTACGGCTATACGTGCGCGGCGACAACGCCACGCGCCAATTGTGGAACACGCGCGCGGCGTCGCGTAAGTCTGTCGCGCGCTTGCGCGGCGACACCGCGCACCAACCGTCGGCGGTTGTGATGCGGAAAGCCGCGGAACTAGGCGACGATTTCGAAGAGGTTACGGACGACCACCCATTGTTGCGCCTGTTGTCTACGGCCAACCCGTGGTTCAACGGATACGACGCTACGGTGTTGCGTGTCGTGTGGCAAGAATTGACGGGTAACGCTTATCAACACGTCATTACCGACGCGTTCGGCACGCCGACGGAACTATGGCCGATGCCCCCACAATGGACGGAAGTAATCCCCGACCCTGTCGAATTCATTAGCGGCTATCGCTACGGCAAGGGTAGCGAATCAAAACAGACCTTCCCCGCGGATGAGGTTATCCATTTCCGACGGCCGAACCCGCGCGACCTGTTCTACGGCATGGGGAAACTCGAAGCCGCGTGGGGCGCCGCGAATGCGAACGCCGCGCTACATTCGATGGATTTGGCCATGTTCCAAAACAACGGGCGCCCCGATTACCTGTTGACTATCAAGGGGAACGCGTCGGGCGATGAATTGGAACGCGTAGAGCGCGCCATAAAGCAGAAATTCCGCGGGCCGCGTAACCGCGGGAATTTCATGGTATCTACCGCGGAAATCGACGTGAAGCCGCTCGCGTTCCCGCCGAAGGATCTTACGGGGCGCGACGATGTTGTGGAAGAAATCGCCGCGGTGTTCGGCGTGCCCGTATCCATGTTGAAGGCGAACGACCCGAACCTAGCGGGCGCGTCTATCGGGTTCGCGTCGTGGCGTGAAATGACGGTACTACCGCTATGCCGAATGGATGAAGAAACTTTGAACCAACGGCTATTGCCGATGTTCGGCCTAGAAGGCGACGCGGTGCTAGCCTATGACGACCCTGTACCGTTGAACCGCCAACAGGATTTGACCGAAACGCAAGTCGCGGTATCGGGTGGTTGGCTTACCCCGAATGAGGCGCGCGAACGCTACGGATTGGAACGTACCGACGACCCAATGGCCGACCGCCTGTTGGTAAACGGGCAACCGCTAGGGGCCGCGGCGCCCGCTCCAATGGCACTAGACGCGACGCCGCCACAAACCGCGGCAATCACGCCACCCGCGCCGCCTGTCGCGACGTCGGCCGACGCCGTGGCACCGTCGGCCGCACCAACCACCGCCACAAAGTCGGCGCTTTCCGATTGCGTCGCCGCGAAGATTCCGACGCTACTAGCGGAAGGCTACGACGAATCGCAAGCCGCCGCTATCGCGTACGAAATGTGCGGCGAATCAAAGGCGCTTCAAGACATCGACACGGTGCCGCCGCAAGCCGTGGCCGACAACGCGCGGCGCGCGCTTGAAGTACGCGAATCGAAGCCGCCTAGCCAACGCGGCATGACGGCTACGGGCATCGCGCGCGCCCGCGACCTAGCGAACCGCGTCGCCGTGTCGGAGGACACCGTAAGGCGGATGGTTGCATACTTCGAACGCCACGAATCCGACAAACAGGGCGCGACGTGGGACGAACAGGGCAAGGGGTGGCAAGCGTGGCACGGTTGGGGCGGCGATGAAGGGTGGACGTGGGCGAAACGAAAGCGCGACGAATTCGACCGCGAACGCGGCGAGAAGTCGCGCGCGAAGTCGTGCGCGTGTTGCGGCACCGACGCGCACGCCGTCAAGCATTCCGACCTTTGGCTAACCGACGCCGACCGAATCACGAAAGCCGCGGGTACGGGTGAACTAGTAGACGACGAATTGTTGGCGGGCTTCCTAAAAGGGGTAGACGCCGTGTTTGCCGCGCAAGTGCGCGCCGTCGTCGCCGCAATCAAACGCGAGGGCGACGCGACGCCCGAAACGGTCGCGCGCGCCGTGGGCGTGTTGGAGCGCGGCGCGTGGCATCGCGAATTGGTGGACGCGCTAGCGCCATACATTCGTCGTTCGTTGCAGCACGGCGCCGATATCGGATTTGCCAACCTGTCGAAACTCGCGACGTCTACGGCCGTCGCCGAATTGGGTTGGAGTAGCAAAGAACTAGCGGAGTACGTCGAACGCGGTAGCGTTCGGTTGGCGTCGCGTGCGGCCGATTCAATCAACGGCTATACCGTCGAACGCTTGCGCGATATGTTCGGGGAGGGGATGTCGTTAGGTGAAAACACCGATGAACTCGCCGAACGTGTGCAAGAATGGGCACGTGGCGAGGGCGACGACGTGCGCGCGACGCGCCGCCGTGCAACGATGATTGCACGCACCGAAGCCGCGCGCGCGGCGGCTACCGCCGAAACCGACGCGTGGAAATCCACGGGGCTAGTGTCGGGCAAGCGTTGGATACTTGCGCCCGACCCGTGCGAATTCTGCGAAGCCGTCGCGAAGAGGTTTACCGAAAAGGGCGTCGGCCTAGAGGATTCGTTCTACGCGAAGGGCGACACGTTGACGGGCGCCGACGGCGGGAAAATGAAACTCGACTATGAAGAGATTTCGGCGCCGCCGCTGCACCCGAATTGCCGATGCGCGATGCAACCGACGTTGGTAGACGATTACGAAAACATTGCGGCGGAAGCCGAACGACGCGCACGCGCGCGGAAGGTATGACCATGCAACGTAAGAAACTCAAAGCCGAATTGGTACCTAGCGCGGGCGGATTCACCGCGACCGTTACAACCGCCGCAATCGACCGCGACGGCGAGGTGGTAATCCCGCAAGGTATGAATAGCACGGAGTACGAATCCAACCCCGTGCTGTTTTGGAATCACGACCTAACGCTACCCGTCGGCCGTTGCGTCGCGTTGCAACGCAACCCCGATAGCATCGTGGGCGAATTCCAATTGGCCGAACGGCCCGCGGATTACGTCGGCGAATTCTTCCCCGATTTCGTGCGCGCCGTGATTGGGCAAGGGGTCGTAAAGGGCGTAAGCATTGGCTACGTACCCGAACAGGGCGGCACGCGCCGCGCGACCGTTGACGACCGCAAGCGTTACGGCGACGCCGTGCATACTGTCTACAACAAATGGCGCCTTATGGAAATTTCCGTGGCGCCGCTCCAATGCAATCCGCAAGCGTTGATAAGCGCCGTACGCAAGGGCGCCGTAGACGCCGCCGCGGCCGCGCGTTGGTTGGATTACGTCGAACCGCGGCGCGTACAAATTGTCGTGCCCGTGCCCGCGCGTACGTGGGCCGACGCCGCAAGCGCGGCGCGGGTTCAACCGATGGACACTACCGCCGTAGTGCGTCGCGAATTGGCGCGCGCGCGCGGCGCGTTGCGTTGACGTGGCGGCTACGAACGGGCGGCAATGTGCCTAGACGCGTAGCCTAGAACTAGACGCAACACCGAAGGGATTACCGATATGCGTACACTCAAAATTTCAGAATTCACCACCGCACTAAAGAACGCCGCCGCACAACACGGCGAACGTGGCGTGGCGCACACGAAAGCGCTCATGTTGCAAGATTGCATGATCGTGGACGAATCGGGCGCACCGATTGACCCCGCGAATATCGACGTGATGGTGGCACCCGCCGCCGCGCCCGCCGAAGTCGAAACCGACATGGCAAAGCCCGAAGAGAAGGCGGACACCGCCGCCGTGGCGAAGTCTGTCCGCGCAGAAATCCGCGCGGCAATCGCCGACGCCGCACCCGCTGCACGTCGCGCGATTGTGACGGGTGGCGACGACGACGCGCCGAAGTTCCGCGGCGGTCGGTTGAAGAATTTCAGCGACAACCGCGAAGCCTACCGATTCGGTCGCTTCCTCTTCGCCGCGTGCAACCACACGAAATCGGCGGATTGGTGCGCGCGTAACGGGCTTACCGTCAAGGCGCATTCCGAAGGCAACAACAGCGCGGGCGGCTTCCTAGTTCCCGACGAATTTTCCGACACGCTCATTTCGCTTCGCGAACAATTCGGCGTCTTCCGCGCCAACGCGAAGGTTTGGCCGATGTCGCGCGACGTGATCTACATTCCACGACGTACGGGCACCCTTACGTCGTATTGGGTCGGCGAGACAAAGGCGGCGACCGAATCTACGCAAACCTTCGACAACGTGATGCTACAGGCGAAGAAACTCTTTGCGCTCACCACGACGTCGTCGGAACTTGCAGAGGATGCGATTGTCAACATCGCCGACAACGTCGCGGGCGAAATCGCCTACGAATTCGCGTTGCGCGAAGATCAGGCGGGGTTCAACGGCGACGGTACTAGCACGTTCGGCGGCATCGTCGGACTCGCGAACGCAATCGGTAGCGCGGGCACGTCCGATTCGGGCATCGGTACGGCTACGTTGGCGAGTATTAGCGTTACAGACCTTCAAGCCGACATCCACGGCATGATGGCACTACTCCCCGCGTACGCGCAAACACCGAATACGAAAATCTACTGCCACAAGTCGGTTTTCCACGCGATGTTCGAACGCGTCGCGATGGGTGCGGGTGGCGTGTCCGCCGCAGAAATGCAAAACGGAATCGCCCCGCGATTCTTCGGCTACCCCGTTGTGTTCTCGCAAGCAATGTCGGGCACCATTGGTTCGGGCACCGACGGCGCCGTGTTGGCGTACTTCGGCGACCTTACGCAAGCCGTCGGGTTCGGCGACCGTCGTAGCGTCACGATCAAGACATCCGATAGCGCGCTAAACGCGTTCGAACAGGATGAAATCGTCATCCGTGGCACCCAACGCATTGACATCAATTGCCATT